TTCCGATCTTATCCCCAGATCGACGTGAGCGGTCTCGGTGATTACGACAGAAACAGCGGGTACACGAACGGATCCGTGAATCTGGCTTGGAAGACTGCAGAGTACAACTACGACAGAGGCACCAAACTGTCGGTAGATGTGGAAGACGACGAGGAGACACTCAACATTGCGTTTGGTATGGCCGGCGCGGAGCTGGTGCGTACCAAAGTGGCGCCGGAGGCAGATGCGTTTACGTTTGCACGGCTTGCGGGCACGGAGGGCATCTCCAAAGGTGAGGAGAAAACAATCGCTACAGCAGCTGACTTTATGGAGGAGCTTCTGATCGCCAAGAATCAGATGGACGAGGATGAAGTACCGGAGGAGAACCGATTTCTGTACGCGACATTGACGCTGTTAAATGGTCTGCTGACGATGGACACCTATAAGTCCAAGGAGCTTCTGGCATCTTTTGCAGTGAGACAGGCAGTGCCGCAGAGCAGATTCTACACGGCAATTGATCTGCTTGATGGGCGTACGGCCGGCGAGGAGGTAGGTCACTACAGAAAGGCTGTGGCAACCTACAAAAAGACGGAAGACGCGGCAGTTGTAAGCGGTAAGACCTATTACACCAAGAGTGGGGATACCTACACGGCGGTGGCAAATCCCAGTACCAGTGACATTGCCAACTATTATGAGCTGGTCAATGCAGCAGGAAAAGACATCAATTTCATGATCGTACACAAGCCGGCATTGATCAAACACGATAAGCATGTGGTTGGCAATGTGATTCCTCCCGAAAACAATCCGGATGCAGACGCTTACATTCTGAAGTACAGGAAGTACGGCATCGTGGAAGTATACCAGAACAAGCTCGCAGGCATTTACATGAGCTGCAAGCAGTAAGGAGGAAGGCTATGAAGAGGATTGGTGTTACGGAGAAATTGCAGCCTGATACAGATCCGATCGTGAAGGAGAACATCGCACTCAAGGCTAAAGTAGAGGAGCTGCAGAAAGAGGTTGCCGCGCTGAAGGCGCAGGATAAAAAGACCAAGGCCGATAAGGCTGACAAGGAATAAGTTTGAGAAAGGAGGGAGCTGAACATGTCCTATATCACTTGGGAGCAGTACAGCTCCCTTTCCGGCAGAATCACGGACGAAGGCACATTCGAAAAGTTTCTCAGCCGCGCGGAGATTAAGATCAATACAGTGACACATATGAGAGCCAAGGCATTTGAAGGCACATATGACGCGCAGACGGCAACGGACTTTCAGAAGCAGGTGCATGGACAGATTCAAAGCTGTGTATGTGATCTGATCGATGCAATAGATGTCCATGAAGCATCAGGAATGGGCACCGGTATCAGCTCGGTGTCAAATGACGGATATTCTGAGTCCTATAAGATTACGACGGCCGAGGAGCGGGAAGGTCAGTTGTCACAGATCGCGAGGAGCGGACTTTCCGGCACCGGATTGGCAGGTGCGTTATGAGCGGCGTGTTATTTACGGACACAGTAACTGTATACAACAAGATTTCGGCGACAGAATGGAGGCGCACGGTTATCAAGGGCGTGCAGTGGCGGGATAAGGTCGAAAAGAACAATACGGATGGTGTAATCAGTATTGTACAATATGCATCTATCACATTCCCGAGAGGTACGTATGAGCAGCTGACACTGGCTCCCGGAGCAGAGGAGGACTGTATCGTATATGGGGAGACGGATGCTGGTATTGTGATAAACGGCGAAAGAGGCCACCGGATATCTGATCTCCTCCAACGGTATCCGAGATCCGGCATCGTGAAATCTGTGAGCGATAATACAATGCGCAGGCATCTGCAGAACAAAAAGGTGGTGCTGGCATAGTGGCAGTTAATTATTATTGTGATTTTGATTTAAGCCAGTGTCTGAAGACGCTGGGGCTTGAAGCAAAGGGCCGTGTGCAGCAGGTTGTTACCAATTCGGTACTAGAATTGTGCGATCAGTATGTACCGTTTAACAAAGGTGGATTAAAGGATAGCGGGCACATAGAGGATGATACAGACGTAGTATGGGATACACCATATGCGAGATACATGTGGAACGGCATTGTGTATGAGGATCCACAGTTGCATTGTGCAGGATTTAAAACAGAAGACGGCTGGAGATCTCGCAAGGATGTTAAAAAGGTACCGACGACCAGAAGTCTCAAATATGAGAAAGGATCGCACCGGGGTGCTCACTGGGCGGAACGAATGCTTCAGGAAGGCGGCAGGGAGGAGATAGAGCGGAGAGCAAGGGAGGCGGCAAAGGGATGACGGTATCAGACGCAGTAATTCAATGGTTGAAAGAGTTCAACCTGGAGGAATACTGGAGAATGAACAACATCAATACGGATGTAATGCACAGCGATGTGGATTATGTTTTGGTCAAGGAACCGATACAAAACGTAAAGAAGTATATCTCTGGTACACAGATCATCACAGAGCACTATCAGCTCCGCGCAAGGCTGGATTCGGTCAGTGACAGTGATTCGATCGATAACACAGCATGGCTGCAGGCGTTGACTGACTGGATCGAGCGTAAAAATCGAGTCAAAGCGTATCCGGAGATCACAGCCGGAGAGGTACAGGAGATTGGAATCGCAACACCGTTCTTTATGGGTGTGAGCGAGGAAAAGAAGGCAATATATCAACTTACAATTTTTATCAGGTACAGGAAGGAGCAAGGTCAATGAGAGAGGATCTGAAGCATTACATTGATGTCAGCATGGGCGGGACGACGGTTTCATACAAACTGCTCGGCGATGGCATTGAATCTCTTACGGAGAACATGAATCCGGAAGAGGAGAGCAAACACTACATCAATATGTCCAAGGCGTCCAACAATGTGAAATCTTATCAGAGAACATTTGATGTGGATAAGGAGGACTGCGTAGAAGACGAGGTTCAAGCGTGGATTGACGGTCTGGTTGATGATCTGCCGACGGGAGCTTCCGCCAAGACATCGTTTGTTCGATTCCGCTTGAAGGATGCAGTATCCGGGAGTGCCGGCGTGTACAATGCGATTAAGGTGCCCTGCACAGTTGCTGTGACATCCAGTGGCGGGGACGGCGGCAATTATGTGCACAATGTAATTACCGTGAAGCAGTGCGGCGAGGATATCAAGGGTACATTTAATGTATCGACAAGTACATTCACCGCAAATGAAGCATCGAGCAGTTCGGAAACCTAAGGTGCAGTGATAAGAAGCAGGTGTTAATTCAAATTAACATAGGTGGTGGATACAACTCTCTGGCATCCATCACCTTCAGAGAGGATGGTAATTATGAATCAGATAAGAGTAAACAGCGGTATTACGGTCGAAGTGAACGATTTGGGCGAAACGATAACGATTAATACGGATGATCAGAGTTTTATCAATCGCTTCTATGGCATCATTCAAAAGCTAGAGGATGTCAAGGCCAAGGTCAATGGAGCGGATCTGCAGCATATGGAGCAGAAGGAACAATTGGAATACTTGATAGCGCAGACGAAAGATATCATGGATTCCATTGATGAGGTATTTGGAGCAGGAGCTTGCAAGAAAGTATTTGGAGACATTGTTCCGACGCCGTTTCTGATTGCTGATTTCTTTGAGCAAATGGTGCCCATTGTCGAACAGTATACCAAGAAGCGCAAGTCCATGATATCCGCGCGGTATAACAGAGCAACAAGACGGGCTGCGGCGAAAACCGGCAAAAGCAAATAGAAAGAAGTGGTCGAATGTTCAATGTACTGATCGATGAGCTTCCGGATACATGGAACGGTTATAAGATCCATACGGATTTCCGAAACGGCATCCTGATCTCCCAATGTATGGAGGATGAAACTATCTCGGACTATGAGCGATTTTATACCGCGGCAGAGCTGTTGTTTCAAGAGGGGCAGGATCCCAGCGTAGACGAGATCGAAGAGGCAATCCACTGGTATCTGACCGAGTACAATCACGATAATCAGGTCAAAAATGGGAAGAAAAGGAAACAGACGGAAGAAATACCATTATTTGATTTTGACGTAGATCAGTGGAGAGTATACGCTGCGTTTCGTGCACAATATGGTATTGATCTGAATGTGGCAGACATGCATTGGTTTGTGTTTATGGGGCTGCTGTCAAATCTGAACGAGTGCGCGCTGACAAGGGTGATGAACACTCGGGCAAAGAAAATTACGTCTAAAATGAGTCCGGAAGCCAAACAGGCCCTGAAAGATGCAAAAGACAGATTCTCCATTAAGCCGGTCAGGGAAAAGCCAAGAAGCCCGGAAGAGCAGGCAGCTCTGGATGAATTTATGAAATATGCAAACTTGAATAAAGAGCCAAGAGCCTAGAGCCAATTATCACAGGCATGTGATGTTGGCTCTTTCTTTATTAGAAAAGAGGCAGGCATATGGCAAATTATGACGCAAGCATAAGGGTACATGCGGAAGTTGATGCAAAGCAGGTAGAAACGCTTCTCAAACGGTTCAATGAGACGGCAAAGGCAGCAGGCGAAGCATTTGAGGATAGTACCGATAAGGTCAAGCAGCAGGAGGGAGTTTGGGAAAAGCTCCTTCGACAAGCAGACGAGTATAAATCGCGCCTGTCAGAGCTGACGAGTCAGGGGTATAATCCTGGCGATCAGATTTATGATGAAGCCTATGTCGGGTGGCAAAACGCAGAATATGCTTTAAAACAATATGAGGATCTTGTAAAGGCGTATCTGGGAGAGCTGAATAAGCAAACCGAGGCGGGAAAAGCCTTGGCAGAGATCCAAGATGCCGCAAAGGTCAACAATAAAGATTTGGTTGCACTTCTAGAGCAGCAGAAAACCATCATGGAGAGGATGGTAACACTCCGCAAAGCGGGTGTGGGTGAGGGATACCAGGAATATGATCAGCTTGCTGCGAAGTTAAAGCAAATCAACAAGGAAATTGACCGGCAACGGAACGGATTCAAACAGGCAGAATCGTCCGGGAAAAAGTTATTTTCGACTATCCGTAGTGGATCTAATCAGGCGGCAAATCTCCTGGGCAGCGTAGTCAAGAAGTTATCCGGCATGCTGGTGGCCGCCTTGTTCCTGAATCAGATCCGCAAGGCATTTCAGGCCATGGTGTCAGCAGCCAAGGAAGGCTTCAAGAATCTGGCGCAATACTCGCAGGAATACAATGCAAATATGTCTGCGCTCACAAGTAGTCTTGCCCAGATTAAAAATGCACTTGCAGGAGCTTTTGAGCCGGTTGCCAATATAATCATACCGTATCTGACACAAATGATCGGGTGGTTGAATGTTGCGATCGACAAAGTCGCGCAGTTTCTCGCTGCCATAAGCGGCAGCAGTACCTATACAAAGGCCAAGAAGCAGACGATTGATTATGCGAAATCGCTTGATTCGGCGTCCAAATCAGCCAAGGGAGCGCTGGCTTCCTTTGATGAGCTGAATGTGCTGAACCAGAATACAGGAGCTGCATCTGCAGGCGGTGGGGAAGCGACTGGAAAACAGGCCTTTGAGACTGCGCAGGTCAACAGCGATATCCAAAATGCAATAGACGCGATCAAGGATATCATGCGGCCGTTCATTGAGGATATTGCTGAGTGGTGGAACGGGCTGAATTTTGAGCCGCTTCTGGAAGCCTTCGATCACCTGAAAGCAGCCTGTGAACCGATCATAGGCTATATCTATGAGGGACTGAAGTTTTTCTTGGATGAGATTCTATTGCCGATCGGATCCTGGGTGATAGAGGATGGATTACCGGCATTTCTGGAGATGGTGGCCAGCGGACTGGAATTCCTAAGCGCTGTGATAGATGCAGCTAAGCCGGGACTGTCTTATATCTGGGAACATGTGCTGAAACCAATTGGGGAATTTACCGGAGAAGCATTTGTTTGGGCATTGAATCTGATTGGTGATGCTTTAAAAAAACTTGCGGAGCTGATGTCAGACAAAAAGGATGAGATCGCAACGATACTGGAGCCACTGGGAAAGATCCTGGAACTGATCTGGATCGAACATATTAAGCCTGTGCTGCAGTTCGTGATGGGGGCTCTGTCAGAGTTGGTATCGTATATCATAGATGTGGTCGGCGATATCATTGATATATTGGCAGGTATTATAGAATTTATCGAAGGTGTATTCACCGGTGATTGGGAAAAAGCGTGGGAAGGTCTTGTCAAGATATTTAAAGGTATCGTAAATGGGATCATAGACATATTCGAAGGTGTGGTCAATTCGATCATTGAAGGACTTAATAAGATCAGTATAGATATACCGGACTGGGTACCGCCTCCATTCGGTGGACAGAAATTTGGTTTCGATCTGGAAAAGCTGAAGCTTCCGAGACTGGCACGCGGCATGGTGATTCAGGGAGGTCAACCTTTCGCTGCTATGCTGGGCGATCAGGCACCGGGGCAGGTCAATATCGAAACACCACTACAGACGATGATCGAGGCATTTAACGACGCACTGGATCAGCGAGGCGGCGGAGCTGGTGGTAGCTATACATTTATAGCAGAGCTGGACGGCGAAGTCATATACAGAAAGACAGTCGAACAGGATGAGATACAATACGATGCGTCTGGCAGGAGCGGATTCGATCACAGGAGAGAGTAGGTATGGCGGGAAATTTTAAAGGATGGTTAATTAAATTTGGAAATGTGCAATTACCGAACTCTTTTTTGTTGGCTGGAGGCTGGGAAAGCACACCAAACCAGAGAGTCGAGATTGACGCATGGAGAGACGCAAATGTGCTCCTGCATCGGACGACATCCGAAAATTACAAGACGAAATTAAAGCTGAGCTTCCGCGAAATGACACTTACGGAAAGAATTGCGTTAGAAAATGTGATTGGGTTGGCTTCTTTACCCAGTGAGAGCAAAAAGCAACGTCGAGTGAATCTGACCTACTGGAATGATGAGACACTTGATTATGCATCCGGTATTTTTTATATTCCCAATCCTACATATGCAATTTATACAGTTAATGAGGAAGACAAGGATTTAGAATATGAGCCGTTTAAGCTAACCTTAATAGAATACTAGGGGGTCAATATGCTGACAATACCAGATCAAATAAAGGAGCTGTTAAAGGAAGAGTGCAGGGTAGCATTTATCGTCGATTTTCCAAACGGTGATGGGGATACAATAGATCCGCAAAACATAGTGTCTGAAACTGTGCGATTCAAGGAAAGAGTCTGCAGCCAAAGGAGTATTCGGTATGGTTTATGCGAGGCATCATCGCTGGAATTTACAGCGTCAGACATAGACAATATCAGCAATAAGACAATAATGGCCAGCATCGGAGTCGATGTAAGTGAGCTCCAGAACGTGCAGGATTATGAGACAGATCCGACGATCACGTTTCCGTTTTACAGGATCCGGCTTGGAACTTTTGTGGTAAAGAAATGCCCGCGACAGGCCAATGATATGACGAAGCGGAAAGTGGTAGCCTACTCCTACTACCAGACCACCTTTGACACCGTAAGCCCGTTTGAGCACATGAAGATCACGCTGCCGTCCAAGACCAAGACCAATTATACCTACAATCCAATCAAATACGTGCTGGCCAACGTATCACAGAACGTGGATCTGGATCTGGAGGCACTGGGGTATTTCGACGGCAGCAGCAGTCTGGCCAGCGAACTGGTTGACACCACGGAGGAGGTATGGAGCAATGGCGCTAACATAGGTATGTGGGGGATGTTCTCCAAAATCGTGATGAAAACCATGCGACTGGATCTGACGGATTATACCGCATGGCCGCATCTGTTGGCCTACAGGATGGGATCCAATCTGCAGATCACGGCGGAGGAGCTTATTGAGCAGATCAGGGAGGATTTCGCGGATATCATCAATCTGCAGCTGGATGCGGCGGCCGATTTCCTACATCCATATGCTGCGATCAGCGGGACGTTTCAGAATACTGCGGTGACGCAGTATTGCAATAACCTGCGCAATGCGGGATTCGTGGATCCGGTGATCAATGGGGTGACGGCGGTGAGTTATTACATCGATTTTCCATACGCAATGGAAGTGCAGGTATACAGCAAGATGGATGTTCAGACAGTTTTGGTTCGGACTATCACCTACGACCTGTATGATAAGACCAAGATCAATATAGTGAGTTCGCACACATCCCAGACGCTCCGCATTCCGGATATCAGCCAGACAATATCACGCGTCAAGGTCAAGAGTATAGTTATTGAACCAAGGTATGCCTCCTCGGCCATCCTGTTGGGCACGGGCTATCTGGTGGCCGAGGAGGATCTGCCGGAGACCACAGATCTATTTAAGGCGCTGTTGGAACTGAACGGTTATTTTCTCAAGCAGGATCGGATCACCAACAAATATCGCTTACTCCAGCTCCACGGGGTTGGAGCGGCGATTTACCCGTCCGACGACCTCTATCCCGGGGAGGATGTGTATCCGGACGGCGGTGACGAAGAGATCACCATGAGCGACTATGAACAGCTCTGGTACGATGATGAGGCTGTGGCACCATACACGGAGATCCGGACGACCTATCTGGACGCGAATGGCGAGGAGAGCCTGATCAGTGTGTATCAGAAGAGGTATGCGGAAACGACCAAACAGCTGCTCACACAGGCGGTCACGGGCGACCGGCACATGGTGATTGATTTATCTATAGACAATCCGATCGAAAACGATATGACGATCCGGGTGGATCTGGGAGGATTGGTGATCACCGCCGCATACGCGGATCGTAACGGCGCAGTATTGATTGATATAGACGTGGGTGAGTATTGTACTTCTTTTGACTGGAAGGCGTCAAACTGGCAGGATGCGACGGCATTATATATATCATTTGATCCGGACTCAGCGGAGGCGGGAGAATCCTACACGGCGACGATCCGGAGTGTGACGAGGGAAGAGGTCACATATGATCATAAGGTCATGGATCTGTCAGACAATGCGATCCTCCAGGCATATCACATAGATGACGATGAACTGGAAGACCTGTTAGAGGATCTGTTGGAGAAGGTGGGAGATGTGATTTACATGCCAGTGGAGCTGCAGGCGCGAGGATTCCCGTATATCGAGGCAGGGGATACGCTGGAAATCGAAACCAAGGATCAACTGCTCTATACCATCGTTCTGCAGCGCACCCTGACGGGGATCCAGGCGCTACACGATAACTTTATCAGCGATTAAAGGAGGGATGCGAGATGGCTTTGACAGAATACATAAAAAGGATTTGGAAAAATGGTCCACTTGGTAAAACCAGCGTAAATGCCGCCGCTATGAATCATTTGGAGCAAGGTGTCTACGACAACCGCGCGGCCATAAATAGTCTGGATACAACACTCACCGGTCTGCAGAATACGGTGGGCAATATGGCCAGTGATGTCAGTGATAACGCACATGATATCGCGGTGTTACAAGATGCGTTGGAAGATCTTGCTGATGTTGTCGATGAAAAGTTCAGCAAAGATGGTGGCACTATTGGAAACGAAGAGGGTACCGTTGAAATTTACGGAGACAGCATTGAATTTTCGTCGAGAGACTCCAGCATTGATGTAGGAGATGTCCTGTGTGACGACGTGCATGCGAGTCAGGATGTCCACGCTAACGGTGATGTGACATGCAAAACCATTGGTGGACAAACTACGATATCATTAAGAGATTGTTTTACGTCTGCCAGTGAGGGAAAAGCATTGCTTGCCGCAACTCTTACTGGCAAAGGAGTACCGACAGCGGCAAATGCGACGTATGCGCAGATTGCATACAATATCACAAAGGTAGGGAAGGACACAGTGCAATATCTTGATATCGGGCTGAGTTTTGTACCCGACGCGATCATATATCCGAGTTAAGGAGGAAAAAAAGATGGCTTTAGAGTACAGTATGTTGCCGCAAGATGTAACAGGACTTACATACAATTCTGAATCAGACTTTGCAAGTTCTTTTAGTGGAGTATATAACTACTACAATCTATCCGCATTAGAAAAGATTGCGGATGCTCTTGGTGATGGATTTTATGCAGAGAAAATCACAAATGACATTGGATTAAAACTGTTGAGACCAAATTCAGCAACTCTTGACACTGTAACCGCAGATAAAAAAGTGCCAGTTTTGCGAAACACAAAATATCAAAATGTTGGAATATTTCTGTATTTGTGGACTGGCACGATATCGCAAGCAACATCTGGCAAACTTTACACTATATGGAATTTAACAACAGGTGAGGTGCTTGCTTATGGAGTTTTGTGTTTAAGTGGTAGTTATGCAGATAACACAAATCGTCTTTCTGTTCTCAATGCGTCTCAAAATGTGAAAGCAATAATGTGTGGTAATACCGCTGGAAGAGGTGCTAGTATCATCCTTGGAAATGAACATATTGTCTGCAATTATGCAGCGGGCTGCAGCAGCAATATAGATGAGATCACCTGCATATCTGGTGATGGCACTGCATACACAGAGGAATACTATGCACCTTTTGTTGGCAGTAATCGGATTGAGGTGTTGCCGTTTAGCAACGATTCTCTGCCGAATGCGGACTTTAAAGGCATTTACACAATGCTCAGAACACCTAATAAAGAACGGTGTAACTTTACAAAAGATGGCAGGATGTATTTCTCAACCGGAACATATACAGCACAAAGTCCAACGGCTAAGTATTTGCCATATTTTGTCATATCCGACGAAGTCCAGGAGGTAGCGCAATGACACCCACTGAGATCTATACAGCTATCCTTGCCGTCTGCGGTGCCATCATCACAGTCAGCAGCGCGGTGACGATCATCATCAAGGCGGTTCGGGCGGCCAAGGCACCGGAGGATGCCCAGAACGATCGGCTGACCAAGCTGGAGGCACGTATGGCGCGGTATGATGAGCTATTTGCTAATGATAACAAGCGGCTTAATACCATTGAGGAGGGCAATAGAGTCACCCAGAAGGCGATCCTGGCGCTCCTCAAGCATGGAATCGATGGGAATCAGGTAGCGGCGATGCAGAAAGCAGAAGAGGAGCTGCAGGGATTCCTGATTGATAAATAAATCCAAATGAGCAAAGTTGCACCGGTGCAACCGCATATTAAAGATGCATACATAAAAGAAAGCGAGGGATTGAAATGAAGTTTATGCAGATGACCAACAAAACCTATGACATCATGAAGTTCGTGGCACAGATCCTGCTTCCGGCGCTGGGCACCCTGTATTTCGCACTGGCCAGCATCTGGGGATTGCCCTATGCAGAGCAGATCGTCGGCACCATCACCGCGGTGGATACATTCCTGGGGGCAGTGCTGGGTATCTCTACGGCAAACTACAATAAGACGGGCGGTGGCAGGTAATGAGCAGAACAGTGAAATGCGAAATGCCGGATTTATCGGTACATAATGGAACAGTAAACATCAAGCAGATCCGTGACGCAGGCTACCAGATGGTTGGCCTGCGCGCAGGATATGGCAAGAATAATGTGGACCAACGGTACATCACCAATGCGGAAGCGTGCTACAATCTGGATGTGTCCCCTCTGATCTACTGGTTTTCTTATGCATTAAGCGCTGATATGGCGGCAAAAGAGGCAGAGTATGCAGCAGCGCAGGCCGCAAAGTATTGGATAAGCTGTCCGATCGCCTTTGACTTGGAGTATGACACAGTGCGCTACGCCCGCACCAAGGGCGTAAACATTGATAAGCAGCTAGCGACGGATATGGCGATAGCCTTCCTGCAGGCGGTTAGATCGGCTGGATATATCCCAGTGATCTATACGAACGAGGACTATCTGAAGAATTACTTTGACTTTACCCGGATCACCGAAGCGGTTGGACAAGTCTATGTCTGGTATGCGCGGTATGGATTGAGCAGCCTACCGGCCAACAGAGTGGATCTGACGGACATCTGGCAGCACACCAGCTCTGGGAGTATTCCGGGAGTGTCCGGCAAGGTAGATCTCAATAAGGTGTACGCCAATCTGTACCAGGTAACGCAGGCAGTAGAGACCGCCGCGGCACAACAGAACTGTAATATTAATATTCAGTCTTTCCAAGCGGCGGCCAATGCAGACGGATACCGGGACGAGAGCGGCAAAGAACTGGAAATGGACGGCAAGGACGGCACGAGCACGCAGTATGTCCGCCGGCAGATCACGCTACGGGCGAAAATCGGTTTTCTGAAGGTGGAGCGCAGCACCGGTGAAGTGGTCAAGTGGGTACAGATGCGGCTCAATGAGATCTTGGGTGCAGGACTGCAGATCACCGGTGAGTATGATTCTGCCACCGTTAAGGCGGTCAAGGAGTTCCAGAGGCAGTACAATCTGGTTGTGGACGGCCTAGCGGGGTATAATACGTTGCAAATGCTGTTTTACAGCTAAAATACGGAATCGGAAGGATTTTTTTCGTGGTGCATTTCGTGGTGCATTTCACTGAAAAATCAGTTCGTTTTACGAAATTACGTTAAAAATACGGAAAAAGCAAAATGCGTGCCGAATGACGAAAAGGCTGATAAAATCTGGGTGTCCAGCAATTATCAGCCTTTACGAAATTTCAATAAAAAATGGAAGCAAGGAGGCTCGAACTCTTTGAAAACATCGCAAGAGCGCCTTATTTACTGGATTTTATAAAAAATCGTGGTGCATTCGTGGTGCATTTATAATTTGATTTTATTCTTGGCGCAGAATGCGAGGAACTGTTCTCTGCACTGTGCCGAGTCTTTCAAATCGAATAGTCCAAGATAGTATTTATACTTAGGAGACATCTTTTCACCGCTGGTCACTTCGGCAAAGTATTCATCAATTTTATCATCTACGGCAATCCGCTCCGGAGCAAAGGTCTGTTGATATACGGATTTCATGATATTGTCAGAATGCCAGCCGCCGCGCTCCTGGGCGTACTTATCCGGGACATGTAGCTGTGTCATGACAGAAGCGCTCACATGGCGGAGATCGTGAAAAGTCATGTGCGGAATTCCGGCTTGCTTCACTTTACGTGCAAATCGCTTGGACAGAGCAGCTCCGGACATGGGAACCAGGCGGTCTCCTTCAACCTGATCGATCAGCTCTTTGATGTATGCGGGCAGCCGTAGAGTGCGGTTCCGTTTTGGTTGTTTGCCTTGTGCTTTAACGACCGGCAGATTGTGCTCATCCAGTACGATGACTTCTGCCACAGTGATATACAGTCCGTCAGCGGATAGAGACTTGGACTTGGTCAGCCCGATCACTTCTGAAGCCGAAAAGGAGAGCCACATGGCCAGCAGTACGGCTAACTCTATATCTGATCCTTTGACCATTTCGAAGATCACTTCCGGGGTGGACAGGTCATGCTTTGGTGTGGCTACCTGTGGCAGGTGAACGGTAGTATCAATATTCTTGGCATAGAGTTTGATTACTGTCTGAATCAGTTCATATTCGACGACTACTGTTTTGGCCGATATGGTTCCGGAGCCTTTTTTCTTCTTTGGCCGCTTACATTCATCATTCACAGCCTGACGGAGCATGTCATTCGTGATGCCGGAAAGTCTCTGGTGCATGATGCCCGGAAATGCGTTTCGCTGGATCTTACGGTAGCCGGCCAGTGTGGACGGAGATAGTAGTGCGTCCATGCTCTGGATATACCGGTCAATGCCTTCGTAAAGTGTCATGGCAGCAGGCTTGGCATAGCTCTGCTTATCAGCCTTGATGCGGGCACGTTCCTGATCCGCTTCACGGGAGGAGGCTGCCGTCACGGAGATGTAGATCCTCTTTTTCTTTGGCTTCCCTGTCTTGGGATCAATAACTGGATTGCCGGCAGCATCAAGGACCGGCTCGGAGTGATCATAAACCCTGCGCCTGATGCTGCCGCTTGGCAGTTCACCTTTTTTCTTGGTCATAATACCATCCTCCTCT